TGACATTAACCGCAGGTAAAGGTGTACAGTCAATCATCGGTAAAGCAGGTCAAACTCTTTATCAATTAGACGTGCCACGTGCAGTTAGTGTAACGACAGCATCAGGTTCACCAACGGCTTCGACAATCACAGTAACAGGTGTTGACTTCTATGGTCAAGCAATGAGTGAGGCTATTACTTCTAGCGCTTCAGCTTCTACGGCTGTTAACGGTAAAAAAGCATTTTTCCAAATCAGCGGTATTACCTCAAGCGCATCAACTACAGTGAATATTACTGTCGGCACTACTGACATTCTTGGTTTCCCTGTTCGTATCACTGTAGTACCATTCTTGGCTACAATCAAACAAGGTACTACATTGGCGCAAGATGCAGGAACTTTTGTAGCTGCTGATGCAACTAATCCTGCAACTACGACTTCAGGCGATGTACGTGGTACTTATGTAGCATCTGCAGCAAATGACGGTATTAAGCGCATTGTTGGCGGTATCTTAGTCCCTGGTATTGGTTCAGGACCAAATGCAACTCGTTTGGGCGCGCTAGGTGTTAACCAAAACTTAGTAGTTTAATCGGAGATTAAGTCATGGCAACTAACAACTTTAAACGTATGACTAAGATGCAAACTTCTGAGCCTACGGCAGATGAAGTAGGCTCAGGCATGAAAAAAGGCGGCAAAACCAAAAAGATGGCTATGGGTGGTTTACCTGTAGCTGCCCCTATGGCTCGTCGCCCAATGCTTACTCGTCCTCCAATGGCAGCACCTGCCTTACTTCAACGCAAAAATGGCGGTGAAAGTAAATCAGAAGAAGTCAGAGAAGAACGCGAAATCAAATCTGTAAAGAAAGATTTGAAAAAGCATGAAAGTGAAAAAGCTAGTAAAGCTCACCATGGTTTGAAAAAAGGTGGTAGAGCTGTTCCTGGAGCACTATTAGGTGGCGTAACTGATGCACCAAACCGTAAAAAAGCTGGTACTGAAGGTGTTGAAAACCCAGGATATAAAAATGGTGGGGTTGTTAAAAACAAATCAGCTGGTTATAAAGATGGCGGTCACGTGGCTATGACTTGTAAGAGCCAAGGTGGTTTTACTGTTAAAAAGAAAATGTCTACGTATTAAGAATGTAGGGGAGCTAGTCTCCCCTCATTTTTAAACTTTGGAGAATAAAATATGACTGCATCAGTTTCGTCAGCAACCGTCAAAGGCGCGTATGAGCCGTTTGACTTACAAGTTGCTCGTGGCCAGATTTATGGTCACAGTACTGTAAATATTTATGGATTTCAATCCGCTGTAACAACAACTCAAATTCCTTTGTGGGAAAACGCTACTGCGTACACTTTTCCAGGATCAGCTGTAGTTATGACTTTAGCTAGTGCTTCTGCTTCTGATACCGCAGTTAAGATTCAAATTAATGGTCTTGATGCCAATTACAACGCTATTTCTGAATCTGTTTCTTTGAATGGTACGACAGGTGTAAATACTGTAAACAGTTATCTGCGTATTAACAGTTTAATTACCACTTCTGGTAATGCAGTGGGAATTGTTACGGCTAAAAACGGTGGAACAACTTACGCTCAAATTAACATAGGATTCGGTCGCAGTTTGATGTCAATCTATACCGTACCTAATGGTTTTGATTTTTATTTAAAGCGTGTTGATGCTAATTCATCTTTTAACGGTAACAACGCCAATTACATCTATTATCAAAATCAAAGTACAAATATCGCTGGTGTAAATATTATTAGCCAAAAAGCTCCATTTGTAACAGGTTATAGCGCATTGCGAGTTATGCCTCGTAAGTTTTCAGCAAAAACTGACCTGCAGTTTTTATTCGTAACTAGTGCCAGTACAGCATCTATTAACTTAGGTGTTGAAGGTTATCTAATTCAATCTGATGTTTCTACGAATGTGACCCCATAATATGCCGCTAATTAAATCAAAATCTAAAGCTGCTTTCAGTAAAAATGTAGCTGCTGAAGTTAATGCGGGTAAACCGCAAAAACAAGCGGTAGCGATTGCGTATAGTGAAAAACGCGCTGCTAAAAAGACTGGCGGAAAGATTACCAAGATTGCGGGATGGTAAATGTCTACCTCTGGAACTGTTTCACAAACAGTCGTTAGCGTTCAAGACCTCATAGATCACGGTGCTCGCCGTGCGGGTAAGCTCGCTGAGGAACTCACCGTAGAACAAGTAAGCGCTGCTAAAACCAGCCTCTATTACCTTCTATCAAGTCTTACTAATTGGGGTATTAATTACTGGGCAATTAATAAGTATGTTACGGGGCTAATCCCAGATCAGGCTTATTATACTTTACCAGTTGGAACTGTGGATGTCCTAAATGCAAATTATAGAACTACTACAAATATTACTTCTGGAGCTTATAGTACTTCAGGGACTGTTGCTAATGCATTTGATGGTGTTGGACAAAGTATCTGCCAACTCACCACAAACACAGGCGCTATTGGTATCAACAATGGTTCAGGCAATCCTGTTTATATTAACACTGTAGGTATTTTATGTGCAGTTACAGGGTCGGTAACCATTCAGATTCAAGCTTCAGCAAATGGTTCTACTTGGACTTCAGTAGCATCTCCTGGAGCTATTAATTGGGTAGCGGGTACGTGGTTATATTATGACCTGCCTACTACTGAGACTCAACCTTATTGGCGTATTCAACAGATCTCTGGTGTGAATATGGGTGTAAATCAAGTGCAATTTGGTACAATGCCTATTGCAATACCGATGGCTCGTATGAACAGAGATGATTACTCAAATCTACCAAACAGACAATTTCAGTCACTCAGACCATTGCAATATTGGTTTAATCGTACAATCCCACAGCCGAATATGGAAGTCTGGCCAGTGCCTAATTCTATTCAGCCTCAGATTGAACTCTGGTTAAATCGATACATTCAAGACGTAGGAGATTTGAATGGTGAAATTGAGATTCCGCAATACATGTATTTAGCGGTACAGTGGGGATTGGCTCACCAGATGGCATGTGAATTGCCTCAGGTGGACCCACAGCGCATGGTATATTGCGAACAGCAATACGAAAAACACCTACTCATGGCTCAAAATGAAAACCGCGATAAATCGCCTATTTATTTTGCACCGAATATTTCAGCATACACCAGATGAATTATTCTAAAGTATATTCTCAACTTATAACACGCGCTCAATTGCGCGGGAAAGTTGACGGATATAAAGAACGCCATCACATTATGCCAAAAGCATTGGGAGGTTTAGATTCTAAAGAAAATTTAGTTGAATTAACATCTCGTGAGCATTTTATAGCTCACATGCTTTTAGCGCACATTTACGGTAAATACATGTGGTATGCTGTTGTTAAAATGGTTGGTCAAAACCCGTATATGAACAGTAGGTTGTATTCAATAGCTAGAGAAAAATATTCAGAAGTTTTGAAAGGTAATAAATTTAGTAAAGGTGTTGTTCATAATTCTAAAACTAGATTAAAAATGTCTGATTCTCAGAAAAAAGCAGCTCCATTGAGAGAAAAATCTATAGCTGAAAAAAGAACTTTAGATCCTGAATATGATAAATTAATATTTGAAAAACGCTCTTATGCGACTAGTTGTAGAAAAGAAGGTTATCAAAAGAAATCTGGACTTGAATTTAAACGCCGTTTTAATTCTGATCCTGAATATGCAAAACGTATTTCTGAAAACAGAAGGCGGGCAGCTATGGCAAGCCATGAGGCTTTAAGACAAAAAAGGCTTTTAAATGCCTAAATTCTTAAACACCCTAGGTAATAACGTATTGAGTGTTTTCGTATGTGATAGATGCCATATGAAGAGACCCTATTCAGATATGCGCTCTGACGGTAATATCCCCGCTATTAAAGTTTGTTCTGAATCGTGTTCAGATTCTCTGGATCCTTATAGGCTTCCCGCTAGACAACCTGAGAAAATTTCAATCAGATTTCCGCGCCCAGATGCTGACATTGCAGAGTATAATGACGCTATTACGACTGATCCTAACGTCGTAAATACCCCTAACAATGTAACACAAGGTACTGCTGGAGAATACGGTATTGCACCTGAAACTTCAGAAGATGATATTGACGGAAACTTGGATTCATTAGCGCCATGAACGATTCTTTTGTATATTCTTGGTCAGACCATAAAACCTCTAAGGTGTATGTAGGGGTTCATAAAGGTTCTGATGATGACGGTTACATTTGTTCTTCTAAGTATATGCTTAAAGAATACAAAGAAAGACCGCAAGATTTCACTCGTCAAATTATTGCCAAAGGCGCATGGAAAGATTGCATCACTTTTGAAAAGAAAATCAATGAACAACTTATAAAGTCTATTGATACAACTTACAATCGTCACGCTTTTCCAGCGATTGTAAATGAAATTCACCCTATGTTGGGTAAAAAACATTCTGAACAAACTAAAACTAAATGGATCGGAAGAAAACATACCGATGAAGTTTTGAAGAAAATAGGTTCAAAATTAAAAGGTAGAGTTTCTCCTAGAAAAGGCGTTACCCTTTCTGATGAAACAAAAGCTAAAATTAGTCAAAACAGCTTTTGGAAAAATAAAACTGGTCCGAATGCGGGCAGAAAATTTTCAGAAGAAGCTAAAAAGAACATGAGTATATCTGCTTTGAATAAAGCACCTATATCAGAACAAACCCGATTAAAATTGAGCGAATCTAGTAAGCTCTCTTGGAAAAAACGAAAAGGCATTCTATGAATGTAAGAATTAGCCAACTTCCTACCGCTCCTTCAGCCATTACTGGAGCTGAATTAGTACCTATTGTTCAAAATGGCCAAACAGTCCAGACTACTATCGCTAATATAGTTGCTAGCCCTAGTCAAACTCAAACCTTCTTAACAATTAATAATGAACCTACATTGCCCAATAGTCGTTACATCAGTAGTGGTGTTGGCATTGGGCATACTGATAGTGGTGCTCAAGGTGTTTACTCATTATATCTAAATGGGACTTCTGGCTCGCTTGAGTTAGCTTCTACAGGCATTATTGCAAAGACTACTGCAAATACAATCGCTGCTAGAACAATATCAGTTAGTGGAGCAGGTCTAGCAATAGCAAATGGCAGTGGTGTTAGTGGAAACCCTACACTTTCAGTTACAGGGCTTCTATACTCCTTAGCAAACACTGTCGGCACAGGATTACTGGCTACTGCGGGTGGCGCTAACATCACCCCAGTAAGTATTACTGGAACAAGTGGTCAAATCACAGTTACCAATGGAGATGGTAGTTCAGGCAACCCTAACATTGCTATAACCCCTACAGGTGTCACTTCAGGCACATACGGTAATGCATCTACTATTCCTGTATTTACAGTGAATAGCCTCGGACAAATTACCTCGATAAGTACTCAAGCAATCAATGCCCCGACTTATCAAGGAATATGGAATGCTAATACAAATACTCCAACTTTGGTGTCTAGTGTAGGAACTCAAGGATATTACTATGTAGTCTCCGTGGCAGGCAATACCAATTTAAATGGTGTTACTGGTTGGAATGTAGGTGACTGGGCAATTTTCTCAGGCGGAATATGGGAAAAGATCCCTGGTTCTTCTACTGAATCATTTACTAATCTTATTACTACTAATTTACAAGTTGGTGGTCTTACAGGTTACATGTATGCTAATAACACTACGGGTAACGTAACTGCTTCTACAACTATTCCTACTACAGCGTTGAGTGGAACAATCACTAATGCTCAGTTAGCTAACTCTACTATTTCTGGAGTATCTTTAGGTTCTAACTTATTTAGTTTGACTCTAGGTACTGGTCTTTCAGGTAGCTCATACAACGGTTCAGGTGCTATTACCGCTGCCATAGCGAATACTGCAGTTGCCGCTGCGAGCTATGGTTCTGCTACTCAAGTAGGCACGTTCACTGTAAATGCGCAAGGTCAACTAACTCTTGCTGCTAACGTTACTGTAACTCCTGCTGTAGGCTCTATTACTGGACTCGGCACTGGTGTAGCCGCTGCCCTCGCCTTGCCCGTAAGTGGCTCAGGCAATATTGTTCTGACCACTTCACCTACATTGATTACTCCTGCATTAGGCACTCCTGCCTCAGGAGTAATGACCAATGTTACGGGTTTGCCTTTAACCACTGGCGTAACTGGTTTATTACCGATTGCTAATGGTGGTACAAATAGCTCTGCTACTCCGACTAATGGCGGTGTTGGCTATGGTACTGGAACAGCTCATGCGTATTCATCAGCAGGCACAAACGGTCAATTTCTACAATCAACTGGGGCGGGTTCTCCTGCATGGGCTACAATTAGTTCAACTGCGAGCACTATTGGAATAGCCAGTAACTCAACTAATGCAAGTTACTTCCCGCTGTTTTACACTGCAGCGACTGCAGCTTCTGCCACAACAGCATATACCGCATCAAATTACAGTTTTAATCCTTCTACTGGAACTTTGAGCGTTACTTCTCTTTTAGAGAATACGTATAACATTGTATCTCAAAAAGACATTGGTACAGCGCCTAATCAGATTCCTCTGAATCAATATCTTGGTAAGCTGGCGTTTATGGATGTCCTAGACACAGTAAACAGCAACGTACAGCAGACTACCAATACAACTAACGAAGGTCCGAGCCTACTTCTTGATTTTGCTAATAGCAAGACTCTTGACCCACGCATTACCTTCTCACGTCCAACAACAGCGACCTACTACAATGGTATTACTAGCGCGGTAGCTGAACAGAATTTGGCTTTATATAGCCAAACTCTTAGTAACGCATTGTGGGTCTTCTCTTCTGGTTCAATAACAGGGTCAAATGTTACAGCCCCCGATGGAATGGCTACAGCTTCTCAAATTACATTTACAGCACAATATGCTGGAGTAAGTCAAAATATTACACCCATATCAGGTGCTACTTATACAGGCTCTCTTTATATCCAATCAGTAAGTGGAAATACAAACTTACACCTTTTCTTATCAGGAAATGGTCTTTACTTACAAATAAGCCCAATAACAGTAACAACTACATGGACACGATATACATTTACTGTAACGAACTGGAATGCAACTTACCCAATTCAAATCGGAGTTCAAGATAGAAACGCAACTGGGCAGCCTACAGTAATAAATCTTTGGGGCGCACAAGTTGAACAAAGAGCTTCTGCCACAGCATACAACGCAACCACTACAACGGCTATAACGAACTATATCCCTGCCTTACAGACTGCGCCTAATAACGTAGCTCGGTTTGACTGCAACCCCACAACAGGCGAAAGCCTTGGATTGTTGATTGAGGAAGCTAGGACGAATTTACAAACTTACTCTGCTGGAGTTGGCGGTACTGGATGGAACTTATCTAATGCAACCGCAAACTTGACTGCTACTATTGCACCAGACGGAACTCAAACAGCTTCTTTAATTACTGAGTCTACTGCAACAGGATCTCATGGTTTTTCTAAAATTATAGTTGTAGCAAATGCTACTGCATACACGATTAGTTACTATGTAAAACAATTTGGTAATACTACGAGAAATTTAGCTTTATACGATATTAATACAAGTAGTGCTGCTTATATCAATATCAGTAATATGACTCAGATTAGTGGTAGTTTTACTGTTTCATTTGCAAGTGTTGGTAACGGTTGGACAAGAATTTCATATACAGGAACATCTACTAGCACATCAGGCGGAACATATATTTATTTGACACAAGGCACAACAACTTCTTATGCTGGAGATGGCTATAGTGGTTTTTATGTCTGGGGCGCACAGTTAGAAGCTGGAGCATTCCTTACCTCATATATCCCAACAGTAGCTAGTCCGGTAACAAGAGTTGCTGATTTAGCTTCTGTTGCAACTACAGGCTGGTATAACATCTCTCAAGGAACTTGGTTTGGTTCTGTTGCTACAAAAGCAACAAATTCTGCCCCAAGAATCGTAGGAACTTCTTCATCTTCAAGAACTCCATTATGTATGAATAGCGCATTTAATGGCTTCATGTATGATGGTGCAAGTGTTCAATCAGCTAATACTTCTACTGTTAATACAACGTCTAAATTAGCAACTTCATGGATTGGCACAACTGGTTCTGTAAGTTTAAATGGTGGGGCTGTAGTAACTGGCGCTCAACCAACTGGATATGCAAATATAACAAACATAAATATTGGTAACGATAGTGGCTCTACTCAGTTTATAAATTCAACTATTCAAAAAGTTGCCTACTACCCAATCGCCCTATCCAACGCTGAAATCATGGAGATGACCTCATAATGGCAACTAAAAAACTCGTTGGTTCGGATAGAAACCAAGTACCATACAACCGTGACCTTGGTACTATGGCTTGGCAAAACGCATCTGCTGTTAGCTCTACAGGCACTTTAGGCTTTGCCCCTAGTACAGGTGTAGGCGGTGCAGTAACTCAGATTACCTCAAGAACTACTGGAGTAACTTTAAATAACTCTACTGGTGCAATCACTTTATTCTCTGCTGCTGGCTCTGCTACTGCCGCTACATTCACGGTAACGAATAGCCAAGTAGCTGCAACGGATGTCATTGTATTGAATCAAAAATCAGCCACCAACCTTTATATTTTATTGGTAACTGCCGTATCTGCTGGCTCATTCAATATCACGTTCTACACCACAGGCGGTACATCCACCGATGCCCCTGTAATCAATTTTGCTGTTATTAAAGGCTCTGTAAACTAATGACAATCTCAAATAACTACCCAACAATTCGCCCAAGTTTAGACTTAGACTTTGCTAACTCAGAACAGCTAGACCCACGCATTACCTTCAGCCGTTCTACAACAGCAGCCTATTACGATGCCAATACTACTGCGTTAGCAGAGCAGAATTTGTTGTTGCAATCTGGAACATTAACTAATGCCGCTTGGTCTGCTGTTAATGGGACTTCTTCCACAAGTGCAATTTTAGCTTCTGATGGAATTTCTTATTATCAAATCATTACCGCAACATCTGGTGGAAATAGATTTCAACAAATTCTCACTACATTAACAACAGGTTTAGTTTATACACTCACATTTGAACTTTATGCAGGAACTTCAAATTATGCGGGTATTGTTGCTGGCAATAGCAATTCTGCTGGCGCAATCTTCAATCTTTCTACTGGTAGTGTAGTCAGCACGTCGGGAACAGGAGTAACCGCATCCATTAGTGCTATGTTAGCAAACGGGGCATACCGATGTTCCCTCACGTTTACATCACTTGGAACAAGTATTTATGCAGGGTTTGGTGTGTCTGATGGCACTACTTACAATTCAAGTGTTTACCCTTCGGCATCAACTGGAACGATTAGTGGTCAACTCTCTCAGCTTGAACAAAGAAATTCAAGAACTGCCTACAATGCCACAACCACAAGTGCCATAACAAACTACATCCCTGTACTCCAGACAGCACCAATTAACCAAGCTCGCTTTGACCATGACCCAGTAGCAAGAACTTCATTGGGATTATTGATAGAACAACAGAGCACGAATTTATGGCTACAAAGTCAGTTTGCTAGTGGGTGGTCTACTACAAATAGCACTACAAGCCTATTAAATAATATTGCACCTGATGGTACTCAAACTGCATCTCTATTGGTGGATAACACTACAAATGGTGGTCACCTTGTTCAACAATTTGCTACCACCACTGCTACATCCCATACTATAAGTGTATATGCAAAAGCATATCAACTATCTAGCATAATGCTTTACAGCTATTGGGATAGTAAAGGAACTGGGTTTAACTTATCAACTGGCAATATATTTACAATTACAGGAGTGACACAAAATACATCCAATTCAATTACCCCAGTTGGCAACGGCTGGTATAGGTGTTCTATTACCTCCACAGCAACAGCACAGACTGGTGCAACAGGCGGTATTTATACAGTTTCTGGAACAACATTTAGCTACGCTGGAACAGGACAAGGAATCTATATCTGGGGTGCTCAACTCGAAGCCTTAGGATTCCCAACGTCTTATATCCCTACACAAGCAAGTCAAGTAACAAGGGCAGCAGATAACGCTAGTATGACTGGGGTGAACTTTAGTAGTTGGTATAACAATCAGCAGGGAGCACTATTTGCAAATTATAGAATGACAAACATAACTACAGTTTGTGGAATAAGTCTTAAATCTTCTATTAATAGCGGAAATATTATTAGCGTCGTAGATAATTCAAATAGTTTATCCGTTTACGTTAACGGCGCTGTATCAGCATCTTCAAATTTTGGAATCGTTACGCAAAATTTGCCATATAAGAACGCATTGTCTTATCAAGTTAATAATTTTGGTTTTAATAGGAATGGAGTTACTACGGTAACAAGTTCTTCTGGAGCAATACCCAGTTTTATAGATAATTGGACAATAACTAATATTAATGGGACTGTATCTAAATTTTCTTATTACCCAGTAGCCCTTACTGCAACTCAACTTCAATCCCTAACAGGAAGCTAATCATGCAAGATTTTTATCTCCGCTTTAATGACGAAGTACAAGCTACTTTAGTTCTCTATACCACTACTGTAACGGCTGAAACGCTGGATGAGGAAGGTAACATCGTTACTGAAGCCTCAGTAGAGGTAAAGCCTAACTACCAGAACATCGACACAATCGGTGTTATCTATGAGTCAGCACCAGAACCACTACCAGACCCATATACGCCTGTACCTTATGACGGCTGGTTTGTGAATGTGCGCTTAGTTGGTGAAGAAGATGCTGCAGCTTTACAGCCATTTAACATTGACCCAAAACCTTATCCAATGAGAGTTTGGGCGACCTAAATCAGCTATAATTTTTAAAAAGGATTTATATGTCTCAGACAGGCTTTACCCCTTTAAAAATCTATGCCAGTTCCGCGGTAGGGAATACTCCCTCCGCCTCTAACCTCATCAATGATACGTCAGGTTCAGAGCTGGCAATTAACATTGCTGACGGTAAATTATTCTATAAAGATAGCACTGGAACGGTTCAAGTGATTGCCACAAAAGCAAGCACTGTGAATGTGGCTTCTTTTTCAGGCGGTACAACAGGCTTAACCCCTAATACTGCTTCTACAGGTGCGATAACTCTTTCAGGAACTTTGGTTGCAGGTAACGGAGGAACTGGTGTAGCTACTCTTTCTGGATTAGCCTACGGTAACGGTACAAGCCCGTTCACAGCTGCTACAGCTGCTCAAGTGGTAGCAGTTATTGGTTCCACTGCAGTTACAAACGCTACTAACTCTGTCAATGCTACCAATTCAACAAATGCTACCAATTCAACAAATGCTACAAACGCCGTTCAATCTACAAAGATTACTAATTCAGGTGGATGGAGTGTAACTCCTAGCGGTACAAAATTGTATTTTAATTATAACGGTACAAATATAGGCTCATTAGATTCATCTGGAAACTTTATTGCTCTTGCTAACGTAACTGCATACGGAACACCGTAATGACTTTACCTTCTTCTGGAACTTTATCTTTACAACAAATTGCCGCTGAGTTTGGCGGAAGTAACCCTATTTCTTTAAATCAGTATTACAGAGGCGGCAGCTTAGTAAAAAACACAATCGCTAATGCTAATATACCCGCTAGCGGTGCTATTTCGGTTTCTAATTTTTATAATGCTAGTAGTAATATTGTGCAGCTTACTAGTAGTTTTTCAGGGGCTGGTCTATCAGGTGGGGTTACTTACGTAACTTTTACAGGACAAAATATTGGGGATTTACTTTTAGCTTTTGGTTCTACTAATCAACCTAGCCCAAATACAGTATCAAGCGGGTGGACTATAGCTGGTTCAGGTAGCGCTATAGACTACACTAATGGAAGCTATAGGAACATAACTATAGCCTATAAATTTGCAGATACAACCGCAGCTGATACGGTTTATTTTTATGGTTCTGGAAATAGTGGAGTTTCTCATGCTGGGGGTATGCGGCTATTAAACGGTAAAGGTATT